GCCCTTGGTAGTCCTGGGGGAACTGCCGGGAGAACGTCAGGCGCATCGGATAGACCTCGCCGCACGTCGCCAAGCCGGTCTCGTTGCCGAGGACCGCCACGCGATCAGGTGCTTGCCACAGGTACTGTGAGGGGTCGATGAGGGACCCTGGGCGCGTCGGGTGGGTCTTGGGGCGGATCAGCCGGAACGCGGTCTGGTCGACCTCGTAGGGCAGCGGGAACTCCGTCCGGTTGAACGTCGGGTTGTACGTGCCGGTCGCCGTCGTGCGGCGGTCGAGGAAGACCTGATGGGTCTGCTCGGCGGGCTTCGCCTTCGGCTCAAGGTCCACCTTCTCCAGCGTCACCGCGTAGCTCCGCTTGAAGAGGAGGTAGAGGTTGCCGTCGATGAACTCGCCGCCGATGACCGGAGCCGAGAACGTCCAGGGACGCCACGCGCTCTGCACCTTCTCGTTGCCGTTCCAGTAGAACTGGTAGACGTAGACCCGGTTGTCGCCGGTCAACGCGAACAGGGCCTTGAGGTTCGGCGCAGCGATCAAACCGCGGATTTGGCTCGGCAGCAGCGTCGGGACGTGAGCGGTCACCTCGGCTGCCGTCAGGCTGTCTCCGTCGGAGAGCCGCGTGTACTCCCACACGATACTCGAGCCGTTCTGGTCTCCGCAGAAGTAGACCTCGGTCCCGATGGTGACCGGGCGGACCCGCGTGTTCATCTCGTACCGGGTCACAGGGGACACCGCGAGGGAGCTGGGGGTCACGCCGTTCTCACCGTTGGTGATCGAGAACTGCGTCTGGTCGGCGAAGGCCATCACGCCGTCGTTGAAGGTCAGCGCGTAGTTGAGCAGCGAGACGCTGGTCGTGGTCACCGCGATGTCGATCACGTCGCTGTCGACGTAGTCGAGGACGGTGTTGCGCCAGTAGTTGCCGAAGTCGCCCGCGCAGGAGAACACGACGTTCTCGTCCACGAGGAAGCCCAGGCGGTTCTGGTAGAAGAACACGTCGCGGATCGTGCGGCCAATGAAGGTCGGCTGTGGATTGGTCGACTCGTCGCCGACGCGCCGCGCGGCCCACGAGAACGGGGCGAAGGTGAACGATCCGTCCTCCTCGCGCACCAGACAGTGCGGCATGGAGGTGGCGTCCAGCCAGTTGCGGAGCCCATTGGCGACCGTCTCGTCCCAGACGGCCCCGTTGCGGCGCACGTAGTAGGAGACAAAGCCACTCTCGACCGAGCCGGTGATCTTGTACATCGCGCCGTTCGCGGCGGTCTCGGGGAGCTTCTCGACGCTCGCGACCTCACCCATGTACGTGCCCGCCGGATAGGAGGCGGGGTACTGAGCAGCTTGCCCTGTGATCTTCTTGACCACCCCAGCGGCCCATGTCGGGTACTGGGCGGGGGCCTGCTTGTTCAGCCAGCGGTAGAAGTCGGGGTCGGCGGTCGGATCGTTGATCGCGTCGCGCATCTGGCACACCTTCTCGGTGTTCACGATGAACGTGTAGTCGGCCACGGTGACCGCGCGGAACTTGCCGCCAGCCAAATACCCGAGGCCGCCCGGCGCGTTGACGGACTTCCGTTCCCCAGTCTCGTGGTCGAAGACGTCGATGTAGCCGCCGTCGATGATGACGATGTAGCGCTCGGTCGCGTCGCGGTTGATGTGGTGGATGAAGGCGTCGTCGGAGATGGTGGCGGTCACCACGGCGACCATCTCGGTCGGCGGGCGCTTGCCCACACCTTCGGCGAGCGACGCCCAGGTGTTCAGCTCATCCTCGTTCTGGTCGGACGACCGGAGGATCGGCGGCTGCTGCGAGACGCCGTTGTAGAGGGCCGGGATGACCCTGTTGCGGAGGGCCATTAATACTGGCGGGAGCCGAACCCGGCGAGCGTGGCGTTGCCACGGAACATATTGGTCTTGCGGGAGCCGCGCTCGTCGCGCTCCAGCAGCAGCCAAGCCTTCATCTCGTCCTCTTCCTCGAAGCGGTCGAGAACCTCGGAGCCGATGGCCTTGGACTGGAACCGGCGACCGGCAGCCGTTGCGATGTAGCAGCGGGCGGTCTCGGGGAGGTCCTCGAACTGATAGGCCCAGACGATCTTCACGGACACCGGAGCGGTGAACACGAAGGTCAGGGCGGCCTTGTTGAAGAGCGCCATGCCCTTTGCGTGGCGGCGCTGCGTCAGCTCGTTCTGGTCCATCGACTCGATCTTGAGGCAGCCCTCGGGGACCAGAATGATCCCATCGGTGTCGGGCTGCAGCGGATAGTTCTCGTCGGTGTTGAAATTGAAGCCGCGCGTCAGGACCCGGCGGGTCATGCTCTTCAGGCGGGCGCGGGCGATATTGACGTCCTTGATGCCGGTGACGGTCAAGGTGTTCACTGGGGCCTGACCGATGCTCATGAGCATCTCGTTGACGGCCTCCAGCTCCGTCTGAACGGAAATCATGGGCATGGGTGAAGCTCCAGCATTGTATTTCGGTGGCTAGCGCACCACTTCGTTTCCTCACCGAAACGGAGAAAATGATGAAGGACGGGCTCTGGGCAGTTACTTTCCAAGTCGGCGACAACGTCGGCTCGGGCGTGATTACGAAGCGAGATCGCTCTATCTCAGGTGGCGACGCTGGTTTCGCTTACTTAGGCACTGTGCATGCGGAAGGTGGCGGTGTGGTCGCCCACCTCAACATTTGGCAGCATAATCCGGGTTACCCGAACGTCTTTCCTGGGCTCACGAGCTTCCAACTTCAGCTCAGCGGGAAGCAAGTCGATGAAGACAGCATCGTCGCCACTGGCGAGACCGGTTCTGCACCTGGGTTCACAGCCAGCATTGGTCTTCGCTTTCTCGTCGCTGTGTAGGAAAAAATAGGGGAGTCCCCCGAAAGGGACCCCCCTGGGGTTGGCTTACGCCGGGATCGCGCCCGTACGCAGCTCGACCGCGCACTTGCTGCGCAGCGTCCGCGTGCCGGTCATCAGGCCCGCGATCAGCAGGGTGCCCTGCTTCTCGGGCTGATCGACGATCTGGAAGGACACGTCCTTCACGAGGGCCGAGCAGGCCGCCATCGGCGTCCAGACGGCACCCACGGTCGTGCCGAACTTGGCGCGGTAGTAGGCCGGGATGAACTTCTCGTCGTTGTCCGTGCTGTACGGAGCGACCGTGTTGTCCACGCCGAAGACCTCGTTCGCGATGTTCGACTTCATGATCGTGATGTCGTCGATGGTGTTGAGCTGCATCGAGCGGATCGACGCGCCGCCACCATTGGTGTCGCGGTTGAGGTTCTTGTCGGTGCGAGCCGCCAGATACCACTGGGCCGCCTTCAGGAGGCCGTAGACCGGCATCGAGTTCACCGGGACGTCCTTCTCGTCCATCGCCTGCTTCGCCGCCGAGAAGGCGTCGATCAGGGCCGCGCCGTCGGTCGCGAGGGTCGCGTTGACGATGGCCGAGCCGCCCTGGTCGCCCGCGAAGAGCGCACCCGAACGCGAGGCCTTGAGGATGGTGCGGAGGATGTTCGCGTCATAGTGACGCGCCAGGAACTCGCCCATTTCCTTCGTGTACGGCTGGCGCACGTCGAAGTGATTGAGCAGCTCGTCGACGTCCGCGACGAAGATGTCCGAAATCAGCTTGTCGTCGGGATCGACGGTGATTTCGGTGTGCTTGATCTGGCGGCCCGTCAGCTCGACGCCGGGGGTGTGGTAGCCGCCGCCCGCGCGCCAGATGGCCGGGAACTTGAACGACTTGCCCTTCGACAGGGTCTTGGTCTGGTGCTTGTCGCGAAGCACCGTGGCAGTCTCGAACGCGCCGATAATCTCGCCTCCGAAGAGGTCGAGCATGAGAGCGCGCGGATCGCCTGCACCCTGGTCCATGCCGGGGCGGTTGGGAGTGGAGTTGGCCACTGTTTCCTTGAATGACTGGGGTTGAGGTACGGGGTTGGCCGCCCACCTCTGGATCGCCGTTGCCAGTTACTGGGTTGTCCTTGCGGGCCCAGGGGCGTTCACGGTCGTCTTTCGGGGATCGGGAAAGGCCCCCGGCGGATCAGGCCGGGGGTGATCCAAGGCCGCCCTGCGGAGCTGATCGGGCTCGGCAGGGTCCTTGGTGGATTAGTGGGTGATGATCTGCCGCTCGAAGGCCGACCGCTGGACGATCTGGAAGCCACCGCGCTGCGAGCGCTGGAGCTTCTCGATGACCGACTGGCGGAACGCCGGGTCCTTCGCGTAGCGCGGGTCCTTCTGGTCCGCGACGAGCTGGTCGCGCGACGTGTAGACGTCACCGGCAGCGGACGGGGTGCCAGCCGGGGTCAGGAGGTTGCCCTCGGACGGACGCTTCTCCGCATAGCGGGCGTACAGACCACGCACGGCGGTCTCGCGCAGCGTCGGGTTGTCGAGCGCCTCGTTGTAGGCGTCGAGTTCCTTCTCGGTCAGAGCCGAGGCAGCCCAGGTCGCCATCGCGTTGTACTGGTCAGCGCCGCCCGCGAACGAGTGGATTTCGCCCATCGTTTGCTTCGAGAGGGCGTCGAGGCCCTGAAGGTAGACCGCGAAGATTTCCTTCGGGATGCCAGCCTTCTCCAGCTCGGCGACGGTTTCGTCCGAGACAGCCTGCCCCGAAGCATATTCGGTGCGGGCCTTCTCCATCGCACTCGCGAGGGGCGCGGCAGCCGGAGCCTCGTCGACC